CTGGAAACCGCCGGTTCTGGCCAGTGGATGTAGGCGTGCATCCGGCTAAGAAATCCGTGTGGAATGATCTGCCCGGAGAAGTGGATCAGATATGGGCGGAAACCTATATGTACTGGAAACTGGGCGAGCCCTTATATATGTCCAAAGAAGAGGAAGAAATGGCGCAGGAGATGCAGGAGAGCCACAGGGAGTCTTCCGGAAAAGAAGGGATCATCCGGGAGTTTCTGGAGCGGAAAATACCGGATAACTGGGACTCACTGAGCCTGCTTCAGAGGAAACAGTTTTGGAATGGAAATCTCCATCTGGACGAAAAAACGGAGCTCGTAGACCGGGATAAAGTATGTTCATTAGAGATATGGGCTGAGTGTTTTGGTGGAGAAGCAAAGTACATGAAAAGGACAGACAGCAGGGAGATCAACCAGATACTCAGTGGGATTAAAGGGTGGAAACCCAATCGGTCGAAGCGTAGATATGGTCCACACGGAATCCAAAAAGGGTTTGAACGCGTTGCCAGAAGTGTTGACATACTTGAAAAATAACGGCAACTTAACGGCAACACGGCAACGGGCAAAAAATAGGGGTGTTGCCAATGTTGCATAAGAAAATAGAAAAGGCAACAGACAAAGCAACGCTGAAAGCCTGATAAATAAAGGGTTTTCTATAATATGTTACCAATGTTGCCATAATTTATATATGAATAAAAAAATAAATAATAAAAATCGTATATGGCGTACATAACGCACATAATACAGGGGTACATATACGTGTGTACGCGAGGAACAGTAGCAGGAGGTGTGATAAATGCTTGAACGCGAGGTTGAGAAAAAACTGGTGGACGGTGTCCGGAGAATGGGCGGCAGGGCGTATAAGTTCGTCAGTCCGGGGAATGATGGCGTGCCGGACCGGATCGTGGTTCTGCCGGATACGGCACCGATGTTTGTGGAACTGAAAACGGAATCGGGAAAATTATCCAGTCTGCAGAAAGTGCAGATCACAAGACTGGAAAAACTTGGTCAGAATGTGAGAGTGCTGTATGGAGCGAAGGACGTAGAAAATTTTTTGGGGGAGGTGTGGAATGGAATTTAAACCGCACGCATACCAGGCACACTGCATCGAAAAAATTTTAGAGATTAACAAGATCGGGCTGTTCCTGGATATGGGACTTGGAAAGACCGTCACAACACTGACGGCAGTAAAAGAATTAAAATACAACCGGTTCCTGGTGAGGAAGGTGCTTGTGATTGCACCGAAGAAAGTGGCAGAAGGAACCTGGACAAAAGAAAAAGATAAATGGGAGCATACAAAGATGCTTCGAGTATCCCAGGTTTTGGGGAGCCAGATAAAACGGATCCGGGCGCTGAATACACCGGCAGACATTTATATCATCAACCGGGAAAACGTATGCTGGCTGGTGGATTATTATAAACAGGCATGGCCGTTTGACATGGTGATCGTGGATGAGTCCTCATCCTTCAAAAGCCACAAAGCGAAAAGGTTCAAAGCACTGGCAAGTATGAGTGGTCACATTAACCGGATGGTGGAACTTACCGGAACACCTTCACCGAACGGACTGGAAGATCTCTGGAGCCAGATCTTTTTACTGGACGGCGGTGAAAGACTTGGCCGAAGATATACCCAGTTCCGGGAGCGGTATTTTGATCCGGGAGACAGAGGACAGAATGTGATTTATAACTACAAGGCAAAACCAGGAACGGAAGAGAGCATTCTGGAAAAGATCTCGGATATCTGCATCAGCATGAAAACGGAAGACTACCTGCAGCTTCCGGATATCATTTACCATCAGATCCCGGTCACATTGGACGTGAAAGCGGAAAAGGCATACCGTGAACTGGAGAGAAAGATGGTTCTGGCGCTTCCGGAAGACGAAGAGGAGATCAGTGTTACCAGTGCAGCGGCGTTGAGTAATAAATTACTGCAGCTGTCAAATGGGGCGATTTATGACGAGGATCATGAGGTTCACGAAATCCACGGATGCAAGATCGAGGCATTTCTGGAGTTGATAGAGAGCCTGAATGGAAAATCTGTCCTTGTGTTTTATAATTTCCAGCATGACCGGGTACGGATTCTGAAAGCACTGGAAAAATTAAAACTTCGGGTAAGGGAACTGAAAACAATTGAGGACGAGGATGCCTGGAACCGGCATGAGGTGGACGTTCTACTGACACATCCTGCAAGCAGTGCCTATGGACTGAACCTGCAGCAGGGTGGAAACCACGTGATCTGGTTTGGGCTGACCTGGAACTATGAATTATACACACAGGCAAATAAAAGATTACACAGACAGGGACAGGAAGAAAAAGTGATCATCCATCATCTGGTGTGCAGCGGAACCCGTGATGAGGACGTTATGCTGGCGCTGGAGAAGAAAGAGGATGTTCAGAACTGGGTAATGGAAAGCCTGAAAGCAAGGATCCGGAAGATTCGTCAGGAGGGGATAATGTGATTGAGTTAACGGACAAGAAAAAAAGAGTCTGTTGGAGAAGTACAGGAAACGGTACGGGAAATGTGCTACTTGTCCCGGATGTAAGGAATATATCCGGGAGAACGATGAACTGGAAAAGGTTGAATACATAAAAACAAAACGCGGGACAGAAATATTCTTGCATCGCGGATGCTTTGAAAAAATCTGGAGGTAAGAAGATGTTTATAAATCTGACAAAGACGGAGGTTGAAGAGACAATCACCGCATTGGAAGATTTCCAGACGTATCTGGAAGAAAACGGGATGAAAGACTGTACCAGATGTAACTTGGAGATCGTGAAAAGTGTAAGAGGACGACTCATGAAGGAACTCTTAATACAAGTGATGTGAGGTGCAAAATGATACGGATTATCAGTAAGATTAAATACCAGGGGAAATGTGATGCATGTGGAATCGGAATTACTTGCGAGAAAGAAGATGTTACAAACATTCAGGTTGGAATGAATGAGCTTGGGAACTTTGTAGAGTGCCCGATCTGTGGAGAGAAGATCAGGGTTACAGAATATACGGAGCAAATGCAGAAAAGGAGCATAAAATGAAAGAGGTGCAAGAGATGGATGATGAAAAAACATTAGAATCAGTACCGAGTGCTACACAAGAAAAAATAAAAGTCGAGAGTATCAATGTAATAGTTGAAGAGATTGGCGGTAAACCTTATTACGAACTTAGATATAGAGTAGTTGGTGATGATTTTTGCTACATCGGTTACGGTTCATATTGTTTGGATTATGTGTTTGATTGGAAAAAACAATATTTTGAAGTGGTTCCACACGAAACTAAACAGCGGAAGGAAATGAAATGGATTCCAACAACAGAACGTCTTCCGGATCAACGGGAATTTATTGAGGCTTATGTCCGACATGCATATGCAGCAGAGTTTCTGGTCACGATCGAGGGAGCTGATAAGGCAACAACGCTGTATTATTCCCAGACTGGTGTCTGGTTCGATGAAAAGGGAGAACCGTATAAGGTTGTGGCGTGGATGCCGCTTCCGGAAAGGTATAAGGGATAAATGGAAGAGGATAAATACACAATGTATGCGGTAAAAAAGATTTGTATCTGGATGATAACAGCTATAACCATTCTGATAGCAATGAAATGGACGGGATCGGCGTGGTGCTTATGGGAATTTTGCATTCCGGCTATATTAGAGTGATGATGGATAGAAGGTGATAATTTGCAGGAGAAACGAAGCAGAAAAGAACAGCGGCGGGACAGGCAGCAGCATTATGAAGAGTTGGAGAGCCGGCATGATGCAAAGGCGTTGGAGAGATTTAAGCGACCGGCTTATCAGAGCGTAAGCGTTGCAGAATATCTGGCAAAGAAGTATGACATTACAGCGGAGGTGGATACCATTGCAGACCGAAGAAAAAGAAATGACGGAAAATGAGAAAAAGAAAGAGTATCTGAGACAGTACAGGATCCATGTCCGGAGGATACATAGAATCAATGCGGAAATAGCAGAGTTGCGATCTATGAAGATTTCCCCATCGATGAATAATGATGGGATGCCACACGGGAGCAGTCAGGGAGATCTGTCCGGTTATGCAGCAGAGCTTGACCGTATGGTATCGGAGCTGATAAAAGAACGATATGTACGGATGGTGGAATATCAGGAGATTGTACGGCAGATCAAAAGGCTGCGGAGCGAAAATGAGAAAGACGTGCTGTTTTACCGGTATATCCGTGGGATGGATTGGTGGGAGATTGCAGAGAAGATGAAGTTTTCAGAACGGCAGATCTATCGATTTCACGGGAAGGCACTGGTAAATTTTCGGCTTCCGGAAAAAGATGTCAGTGAATGTCAGTAGCATCTGTGGTATTATGATAACATCGAGAAGCGAAAGAAAAGAGCTTTTCGGATGTGACATTTTCACAATAAGTTCTCCGACGGTAAGTGTGGTAAAAGGGCGATCTGGTGACAGGTCGTCTTTTTCGTTGCCAAGTGCCAGAAAAAGAGGTATTATGAGGTTAGATTTATCGGTGGAGGAAATGAAGATGAAAGTTAATATTCAGGTTAATACAAATAACTACAATGGTAAAAAAGTCGAAATTGAATCAGGAGCTATAGAGAAATTTACACGCGATGCTTTTAGAGAAGATGTGTGTGAGGCATCGGTAGAATTTAAATGCTTGCCCGCAGCGATACCACCAGATTTTATTCAGGTCATGATTTCTGAATTTGAGAAAGGGGTGCATATTGTAGGTGATATAACTGCCATTGTGACAGTGGTAAAGCTAGTCTACGTTTTTTTGACCAAATGTACAGGTTATGAGAAAACGATTGCCTTTTCGGATAGAGAAGAGTTGATTACAGTTACTGACGAAACCACCGAACTAGAATTGCGAGGTCAGATTCAAGCAATATTGCTGGAACAAGAGGAAAAGACTGGTAAGGATATCTCAAAAATCCTGGGCGAATAGTTTAAAGCAGTTAAAGTCAAAACAACACGAATGAGAGGTGATGGTACATGGCGAGAGCACCGGATCCACGAATCGAACAGGCGAAAGCCATGTACTTACAGGGCATAAAGTTAGTTGAGATTGCAAGTCAGCTAAGTTTGCCAGAAGGAACAGTTCGGCGTTGGAAGTGTACTCATAAATGGGAAAACGAACGCTCGGATAAGAAAACGAACGTTCGGAAACGAAAAAGAGGCGGACAGCCAAAGAATAAAAATGCTGTCGGGAATGACGGCGGAGCACCAGAACAGAATAAGAATGCTGAAAAATACGGATTCTTCAGCAAGTATCTCCCGGAGGAAACACGGGAGATTTTTTCTGCCATTGAACAGGCTGATCCACTTGATCTGCTATGGCATCAGATACAGATTGCCTATGCTGCGATTGTTAGGGCGCAGAGGATTGCATATGTTAAGGATCAGGCTGATAAGACCGTTGAGAAGGTAGAAGAGAAAGACGGGAATGTGATTGGTGAGAAATGGGAAGTGCAGCAAGCCTGGGACAAACAGGAGAACTTCCTGAAGGCGCAGGCAAGAGCACAAGGGGAGCTCCGGGCAATGATCAAGCAGTATGATGAGATGCTGCATAAAGATTGGGAAGCTGCAAGTGAAGAGCAGAAAGCCAGAATTGAGCAGATTCGTACAAATACCGCCAGAATGAGCGGTGGAAACGGTGATGAGGATGAAGGAGTAGAGATTATCAATGACGCACCAGAAGAAACAGGTCCGGATATCGGAGATCATAATTCCGAAGTATCTGCAGATATTTAACAACCGGAGTATCAAGCACATCATCCTGACTTCTGGGAGAGCGGGAACAAAGTCCAGTTATGCTTCCATCCGGTCAGATTATCAGCTTGTATCGGATGCCAATGGCTCTGTAGTTGTTCTACGTAAGCATCATAACAAGCTTCGGAAGACGGTATACAAGGAAATGCTGCGGGGGATCAGCCGTTTGCAGATACCGAAAAACAAGTTCCGAATTACGAAATCCCCGATGGAAATCACTTACAAGAAGTACGGGACAACAATGTACTTTGCCGGATCAGACGGTATTGACGATACAAAGGGTATCATTGACGAGGATAAACCGATCAAGCTGGTTGTCCTGGATGAACTGACAGAGTTCTTTGATGATGGTGAAGGCGAAGATGAGCTGACCAACATTGAAGCAACGTTTGTCCGTGGAAATGAGGGTGGATTCCAGATGATCTATCTGTACAACCCGCCAAAGAACCCAAATGCTCCGATCAATCTGTGGTGCAAGAAAATGGAGAAGCGTGAGGACTGCATTCACATTCACACAGATTACCGGGATGTGCCGGTGGACTGGCTTGGTCCTGATCTGATTGCATCGGCGGAGATGATGAAGAAAGCAGATCCGAAAATGTACCGGTGGGTATGGCTCGGTGAAGCGATCGGCGTGGATGAGCTGATCTATTATATGTTTTCTGATCGGCACAGAAAGAAGCCGGATCCGGACAGAAGATATGACCGGATTTACATTGGCGGTGACTATGGTCAGCAGAATGCAACAACATTTGAAGCGTTTGGTCTGGACACTTACCGGAAGAAATTTCCGGGACTTGGAGAGTATTATCACAGTGGACGGGAATCTGGAAGACAGAAGAGCCCGTCTGAATATGCAAGAGATCTGGTTGAGTTCATGGATGAGTTACATGAACAGTATGAAAACCGGATCTTTTATATTTTTCTGGATCCGTCTGCAAAAGGTCTGGCAGAAGAGATTAGAAGAGCCACTAGAACCGGACTGGACTATCAGGTGTTTCTGCGGGATGCGGAAAATGATGTGGCTCTTGGAATCAGCCGGGTACAGAAAGCACTGGTATTCGATATCATGTCGATTTCCCCGAAGCAGGAATATGCGGTGCAGGAGTTTGGAACATACGAGTATGATAAGAAATCCATTGAAAAGGGGAAAGAAGTGCCGGTGAAGGAAGCGGATCACTGCATGGATGCCATACGCTATGTGGTTATGGGCGCCTGGAGCAAGATCAAACATTGGCTACCTAAAGATGAAACGCCGGAAGAAATAGACATATGCGATATCAGCAGGGAGGTGAGAGAAGAGGATGAATATCTTTAATTATTTCAGGAAAAAAGGAATCGATACGGTAGATGCTTCGTTCTACCGGAAGATCGATGAGTGGATCAGCTGGTACAATTCCAATGTCCGGCAGTTTACGTTCTACAAGGTGAATACCGGACGAGGTACAAGTAAACGATGCCGTAGGAAGAGCATGGGAATGGCAAAGAAACTGTCAGAGGATATTGCAGATCTGCTCCTTAATGAGAGAGTTATGATCACACTGGAAGATGAAACGACACAGGAATTTGTGCAGAAGGTTCTGGATAACAATCACTTCCTGGTCATGGGAAATGACTACCAGGAACGGAAAGCGTATTCCGGGACCGTGGCATACATCCCTTATCTGTACAATGCGATTGTGCGGGAAGATGGAACGATATCTGCAGGTGAGATTGGAATCAACTATGTGGATGCCAAGAACATTTATCCGGTCAGCTGGAATAACGGGGAGGTTACGGAGTGCATTTTTACGTTCGTGCATACAGTTCGTCAGAAGAAATACGTGCAGATTCAGTTTCACAGGATTGAATCAAAAGGAATGTATGTGATTGAAAACAGCGTCCTGGAATGTGCAAAAGGCAGTGTGGAAGGTCGTGAGCTGACAGAACAGGAATGGAAACAACTGAAACCATTTGCAAATCTGGCATCCAGAACAGAGACAGGATCCACAGAACCGCAATTTGTTATCGACAGGCTGAATATCACAAACAATGCGGGCGAATGTAATCCAATGGGAATTGCGATTTTTGCAAACGCCATAGATACCTTAAAAAAACTGGACACGGAGTTTGATTCCTACTGCAATGAGTTCGATCTGGGAAGAAAAAGAATCTTTGTTGCTCCGGAAATGTTGACGAATGAGGACGGATCCCCAACCTTTGATCCGGATGATGGTGTGTTCTATTCGCTTCCGGAAGATTACGATAAGAGCCAGACCGGTCTGATCAAGGAAGTGGACATGAGCCTCCGGGTAGAACAGCACAGCAAGGCAATCAATGATGATCTGAATTATCTGTCTCTGAAATGCGGATTCGGTACGGAAAGATACCGGTTTGACGGAGCAGGAGCGAAGACAGCAACTGAGATCATTTCGGAGAACTCAGATATGTACCGTATGCTGAAGAAGCATGAGATAATCTTGGAAGATGTCATAAAGCGGCTGGTCAGAATCATTATCCGGCTCGGTATTGTGACAGGAAATACACTGGACCAGAACACAGATATTGTGATTGACTTTGATGATTCTATCATTGAGGATAAGGGCGCAGAGCGGCAGCAGGACCGTCAGGACGTCAGTATGGGCGTGATGCGGCATGAAGAGTACCGTGCAAAATGGTACGGTGAAACAGTGGAACAGGCAAAAAAGAATCTGCCAGAGCAGAATCAGGTGATGGAGTAGGATGCGAAAAGAATACAAAGATCAAGTTGCCGATAAGATTGCAGCGCGGTACATAGGTCTGGAAGAACGGATCCTGCAGGACATTGCCCGGCGGATCAAAAAGACCGGCGAGATCACCAGTACGGCAGACTGGCAGATCAATAGACTTCGGATTCTGGGATATTCTTCCGAGGATATCGAAAGAGAGATCAAGAAAACACTGGATGCGTCTTATCCGGAAATGTTTGAGCTGTATGATAAAGTGATCGACTGGGAATACGTCCGGAACAAGGACATTTACGAACAGATCAATGCAGAGTTTATCCCATATGAGGAGAACAGGCAGCTGCAGCAGATCACGGATGCGGTCATTCAGCAGAGTCTGGAAGATCTGGAGAATGTAACTAAGTCACTTGGCTTTTACTTAGATTACAATGGCAAGAAAGTCCTGACACCACTATCACAGGTCTACAGCAACTATCTGGACAATGCCTGTTATGATATTGTGACCGGTGCTTTTGACTATGGTAGTGTATTACGTCGGGTGGTCACGCAGCTGACGAACAGCGGACTTCGGAAGATTGAGTACGGCTCCGGATATGCAAGCCGGGTAGAAGTGGCTGCCAGAAGAGCTGTGATGACTGGTGTGGCGAATCTTACCGGAGAAATAGCAGACTACAATGCCAAGAAGCTCGGAACAGAGTATTTTGAGGTTGAGTGGCATGCCGGGGCCCGTCCTACTCATGCAGTATGGCAAGGTCAGGTCTGGACAAAAGAGCAATTGTATTCAGTTTGTGGACTTGGTACAGTTACTGGACTTCTGGGAGCTAACTGCTACCACACATACTATCCGTTCTTTCCGGGAATATCGGAACGCAACTGGTCGGATGACTGGCTCGAAGAACAGAACCGGAAGGAAAGCAAGCCAAAAGAGTTCCAGGGCAAAGAGTACACCCTGTATGAGGCAAAGCAGAGACAACGCCAAATGGAAACGGCAATGCGGGCGCAACGTGAAAAGGTACAGATGCTTCAGGATGGCGGTGCTGATCGGCAGGAAGTTATGCTCCAAAAAGCCAAATATCAGGGACAGCTTAACGAATATGCAGCATTTTCTCGGAAAATGGGATTGAAAGAGGAAAGAGAGCGGATTTATATTGATGGACGAGGAAGAATTGCACCGAGTCAGTATGATCTGAAAATGAGAATTTCTATTCCAGACACAGTTGTTAAGAAAGCAGGTTTGAGCAAAGAAATTGAAGCGAAAATCAATGCGGCGATAAAGAAGCTGGATTCGGAATACGTGATTTACTTAGATTCTATTAAAGGCGGAAAACTAAAGAAAAATGATATTTTTGCAACAGGTGCTTACTTGGATGAAAATGGAATGCTGAGACATGGACTTGTTTTGAATTACAAACAAGATTATAGAAAAGTTGAAACTATTATGCCGAGATGGTACAATGATGGTGTAATGGCGGGAAAGAATTTTGAAGATTACATTGCGCATGAAATGGCGCATATAATGCCATTTCAGAACTGCGTATCAGAAGTGGAATATATAGAGTTAAATGAAAAAATAAGAAGGCAGTTCATAGCAGGAATTTCAGGATATGCAGATAGAAGCAAAGACGGTCGAGAGTGCTTAGCGGAGGCGTTTGTTAGGTATAGAAACGGAGAGTGGATTCCAGATGAAGCAAGAAAACTTATCAGAAAATATATCCTTCATTGGCGGAGGGTTTAGAATGACATTGCCAAAGTGTATGCTGTGCAGTAATTTCAATGAAAATAGTGAAGAGATGACTTGTAAAGCATTTCCAGATGGAATACCGGAGGATGTAATTTTTTCTGGTTATGAAGAGGAATGCAAAAACGGAATTAAATTTAAAGAGTTTGAATAGTTGCCACCAGTCGAAATGACCGGTGGTATTTTTGTACTTATTTTTAGGAGGCCGGTAATGAAAAAGAAAGCAGTAGCAGTATTAACGGCTATCAGCATATTGATAGCAGGTTTAACTGGATGCCAGACCGCCACGAAAAGTTATGGTGGGAAGACAACGATAAAGCTTGAGCCAAATCAGAAACTGGAAGAAATTACCTGGAAAGATGATTCTTTATGGTACCTTACAAGACCAATGACTAATGAGGATATTGCTGAAACCCATACATTCCAACAGCAGTCAAATTTTGGAGTCTTTGAAGGAACAGTAACCATCATAGAGTCAAAGGAGTAAAGAATTTATGATAACAATAAAAATAACAGATCACAGCATCTGTATGAATGGTCATGCCGGCAGGAAGAGTCCGGATGGGATTGATCGGGTATGTGCGGCAGTATCAGCACTGACCTGCAACCTGATCAATTCCCTGAAAGATCTGACAGGTGACAGAATCCGGGGAGAAACAGCCAGCGGAATGACTGTGATCGAATGGGAAGATCTGTCAGATGGTGGAAAGCTTCTGATTGATTCATGGTTCCTGGGGATTGCAGTAATTGACCAGGAATACAATTGCATACAGTTTGAGTAAATGAGCATCCAGTGAGGGTGCTTTTTATTATGTCCAAAACATGAAGACAGAAAAAGCTCTGGAAAACACTCATATTTGGAGGTAAGCATGAGAAAAAGAATGTTTTTACAGCTCTTTGAAGACGGCGGCGGAGCTGGCTCTGGTGGACAGGGTGGAAACGCTGGAGCAGGTAACGGCAGCCAGGGAAATGCCGGCGGAACAGGAAACCAGGGATCGTACAGTTTTGCGCAGGCAGAAGAGATTGCCAATGCGAGAGCAGACAGAGCTGAAAAAGCGGCGCTTCGTTCCTATTTTCAGCAGCAGGGAATGACAGAGCAGCAGGTGAATCAGGCAATTGCCGATTATAAGGAACAGCAGAAAAAGAATCAGCCGAATGTGACACAGCTGCAGCAGGATCTGGAAAATTCCAGAAATGAAGTCCAGCAGATGAAGAATGAGAAGTTCTTATCCGGAAAAGGTGTCAAGGCTGATGATCTGGACTATGTGACTTACAAGGTTTCCAAATTGGTAGATGATAACACGACATTTGAAAAGGCAGCAGAGAAGTTCCTAAAAGAGAATCCGAGATTTGCCGGTGGAGGTTCTTACCGGATCGCAGATTCTTCAGCAGGTAACGCTTCAAATGGTTCTGGCGGAAACATGAACGCTTCCATCAATGACCGAATCAGAGCTGCCGCGAGAAGATAACGGAGGTAGAGTAAATGCAGAATAGAAGAATGAATTTAAGATTGTTTGACACAGACGCAAACATCATTGACCGTACCGGAGCAGAATCTCTGATTCCAATTCAGGAATCAAATGAGATCATTCAGGGAACGATCGCACAGTCAGCAGTCCTGTCAAGAGGTCATAAGCTGGCAAATATGACAAGCAAGCAGTACAAAATGCCGGTACTGGATATGCTGCCGATTGCTTATTTTGTAAATGGTGATAACGGACAGAAGAAAACCACAAAGCAGGCATGGGATAAGAAGTTTATCACTGCCGAAGAAATTGCGGTTATTGTTCCGATTCCGGAAGCAGTTCTGGATGATTCTGAGTATGACATCTGGGGAGAAGTAAAACCGAGAGTTACAGAAGCATTTGGAAAGGTCATCGACAGCGCAGTGCTGTTCGGTGAAAATAAACCGAACACATGGAGAGAAGATGTGGTTACAACCGCGACAAAAGCGGGAGCAGTCGTAACATTAGGAGCCGCAGACAGTCTGTATGACAAGATCATGGCAGAGGACGGAGTGATCGCACATATTGAAGACTGCGGATACTTTGTAAACGGTCACATGGCGGACATTTCCATGAGGGCGAAACTCAGAGGTCTGAAAAACGCAAATGGAGATCCGCTGTTTAAACAGGATCTGCAGGGAACAACACAGTACGCGTTGGATGGATCACCAATGAACTTCCCGAACAACGGTGCGTTTGATAAGTCAAAGGCGCTTATGATTTCCGGAGATTTCTCACAGCTGGTATATTCCATCAGACAGGATATTACATTCAAGCTGTTTACGGAAGGTGTTGTCCAGAATACAGATGGCACAATCGCATACAACCTGATGCAGAACGATATGGTTGCGCTTCGTGCAGTGATGCGTCTCGGATGGGAGATCCCGAATCCAATCAATTCGCTGAAGACGGACAAGAGCAAGAGATGCCCGTTTGCAATTCTGAAAGCTGGCGAGTAAGGGAAGGTGATAATCCATGCAGATCACGTATGGATACTATGCAGATGAATATGGAGGAAAAACCATTCCGGAACAGGACTTCCGAAAAGCTGAAAAGCAGGCGGAAGCCTATATCCGGCATCTGACCTATGTGAAAGGTGATATCTTTGCCGTGGAAAATGACGTGGTAAAGGATGCTGTTTGTGTTGCAGCAGAGGTTTATTACAAATACAATGCGCAGCAACAGTCAGGAGCCCCGTTGGTGAAGTCAGAAAATAACGATGGCTATAGTGTGACCTATGTCACAGAACAGACGGATGGAAAGACAGCGGAAGAGATGGTGAAGAAAAAGGCGTATGATGCGGTATACCCTTATCTTCTCCCTACTGGATGGCTGTCAAGAAAGGTAGGGGCGCGGTGTGATCACAAATGCAGATGTGACAGTTTATAACAGAATAAGCGGTGATTCCACACATTACGATACCTGGATCCGAACCGTTTTGCATGGTGTCCACGTCCATGTGGATCATAAGACTGCAGTTACGGATAACGGGCTGAAAAGTGCGGAAGTTTACAAAATTCGGATTCCTGCGGATATTCCGGAAGCAGGGCAGTATCTTCCGCCGGATCAGTTCGCCTGCTGTGGCGGTTATGGATACTGGACCATACAGAATGATGATCAGATTGTCCTGGGAGAGTGTCAGATTGCGATTGAAAGACCTGCAGATCTGAAAGCCGTGTTCCAGAAGCACTGCAAGGTGACGAGTTGGTCTGATAATCGATTTGGTACGACTCCGCACTGGCGGATCGGAGGCGAGTAAGATGGCAGGAAAGAAAGAATTCCGGATCACAACTCCGAGAGGCAGTGTATTTACAGTGACTGGTAAGAATGGTTCTGCCACGGCACGGCTGGAATGGACTCCGGGATTCGCACAGAAAAAAGCGGAGGGATTTTCAAGGGCCCAGGCATTTGTGGATTCCGAGTGTCTACGCTACATGAATCCATTGACACCGAGAAGAACCGGGATGCTGATTAAGTCTGGGACACTTGGTACAGTGATCGGTTCCGGATCCATTGAATATCTTGCCCCGTATGCCCGCCGGCAGTATTACGAGCATAAAACCAAGGCGAGATGGTTTGAGAAGATGAAAGCGAGCCACAAGGATACAATCAGGGAAGGAGCTGAGAAGCTTGCCGGAGAATAAGAAGAAAACGATTATTGAGAGTATTTGTGAGTACGTGAGAATGTATCCGGATATCAATAATTGGAAAATCAATATTGATCGTTTAGGTAATGGAATGGAATATTCCATTGATCCGATTGGAGCAGATCCCATTTACAAGAGATATGTGGATGGGGGCTGCCTGAAGCAGTTCCAGTTCGCTCTGACAAGTAAGGAAGCCTACGATGGGGATGCAAGAACCGGTATTGCCAACAGTGGTTTTTATCAGAACTTTGAAGAGTGGACAGAACAGAACAACTTGAATGATATTGTTCCAGAGCTGGACGGGCACGATGCTATAAAAGTTGAAGTGCTGCAGTCCGGCTATTTGTTTAGTACAGAGGCCGATTTGGGACGGTATCAGATGATATGCAGATTGATTTATAAGTAAGGAGTGTGAAGAAATGGCAAGTGAAAAAATGTTAGTTGGCAGACATAAGAGAGTGGCTTTTATGGATGCTGACGGATCAGGAAAAACATTTACCAGAATGACGGGATTTACCTCTCTGTCAGATGGAAAGAACTCAACAGAATACAGCCGGCAGTATGTGGATGAGGCGTCTGAAAGAAGTGACGTAGTCGGTTATGCGCCGGCAATCGATTACGAATTTGATCGATATACCAATGATCCGGTACATGAAAAAATTGCAGCAATTACCGATGATGAGATTCTCGGAACAGAAGCACAGGTTGATATTGTGGTGGTAGATTTGTTTGAGCAGAAGACATCGGAAACAACTTGTACCGCACGAAAGAGAACATGGAGTGTAATTCCGGACACAGAAGGTGACGGCACGGATGCCCTGATTTACAAAGGCAGCTTTAAAGCGGCCGGAGAAATCACAAAGGGTACTGCAACCACCACAGACGGATGGAAGACCTGTACATTCACTGCTGGCGGAGAATAAAGAAGAAATGGGAGAGTGAGCCTATGAGCCTTTGGAAATTTGGAAATTTTGAAGCAGAAGTGGATTTCACGGATGCGGATTTTTTGGATGTGTTAGAGGAAGCAAAAGCAGAAATGTTTGAAGCAGGGAAAAAGGTTCCCATAACCGGAAAGCAGAGTGATATCATCCGCGCGCAGTGCGCGTGTTTTTATGTGTTCTTCGATACCCTTTTTGGCGATGGAGCTGGGGAGCGTATCCTTTGCGGAAAGAACAGCATCAAGTTGTGCACTGAAGCGGCAGAATCACTGTTAGACTTTGAAACAGCGGAAACAAAGAAACTGGACGATAAATATGATAAGTATGTACCAAATCAAAATACAACGCAGCAGTTCCCGCATCCGCAGTCACAGCCAAATGGAAACCGTCAGCAGAGAAGAAACTGCCAGAAACAGTATGGTAAAGGAAAATATTCCAATACCAGAAGGTAGCAGAGCATGAATATTTTATATGAGCAGTTTCCGGAAGAAGTCAAGGTGAACGGGGAGTACTACCCGATCGTGACAGATTTCCGTGAATGGATCCGTTTTACGGAGCTGGTTGAAGACGACTCGGTTCCGTGGCGGATGAAGTGCGGACTTCTGTTGCAGTGGTATCTGGATCAGATTCCGGATGATATTGAAGCTGCAATTTATGCACTTGGAGATTTCCTGATGTGCAAAAGGATGTACCAGGATGATCTGGAAGATGAAGAGGAAGGGCAGCAGAAAAGAGGGAAGCCGGTATTTTCTTTTTCGGAAGATGCCGGCTGCATTTATGCAGCGTTCCGGGAGGCATACGGAATTGACCTGCAACAGATCGATTATATGCACTGGTGGGAGTTCCGGAGCTTGTTTGACTGGTTGCCGGATGGTACAGAGATTAAACAACGGATTATGTATCGTTCGATTGATCCTGGAACAATCCGGGACAAGGACGAACGGAAACGGATCAAGAAGATCCAGAGAGCTGTTGCACTGAAAAAGAAACAGCGAAAGCTTGATGATTATGAGATTGGAGATATGTTCTCATGATGGAAATTAAAATACCGACACGGCGTGAGTGGTATCCGTGTCCGTACTGCGGTCAGCATCTGCTTGTTTACGCAGATACTGCAGTGTGCAGCGGACTGTATGTAAAATGCCGCAAATGCCGACGGGAGGTGGAGATAAAAATTAAGAATTAAGCACTTGTGAGCCCCTGAGCCGTGCTATCAGAAAGGATGATAGTATGGCAGATGGATATTTGAATTTTGATACCAAAATCAATGAGAATGGGTTCAATGAAGGCATAAATAAGCTTGGAAGTCTTGGAAAAAGTGGCTTATCTGTAGTCAGCAAGGCAATGACCGGAGCTGTTGCAGCTGTAGGAGCTGGAGCGGCGGCGATTGTAAAGTCTTCTCTTGGTGTAGTCGCCAATATGGAGCAGCAGATCGGTGGTGTAGAGACATTATTTAAAGATAGTGCCAAGACAGTGATCAGGAACGCAAACAATGCGTTCAAAACAGCACAGCTTTCTGCTAATGGTTACATGTCAACGGTTACAAGCTTTTCAGCATCATTACTACAGGGCTTAGGCGGAGATACTGCAAAGGCTGCAGAAATTGCAGATATGGCGATTATCGACATGGCAGATAATGCCAATAAGATGGGTACGAATATGCAGGATATCCAGAATGCCTATCAAGGTTTTGCAAAGCAGAATTATACGATGCTGGATAACCTTAAATTAGGTTACGGCGGTACACAGTCGGAAATGATCCGATTGATCAATGATTCCGGTATCTTAAATGAAAAAATAGAAGATCTGGATAATGTAACGTTTGACCAGATGATTCAGGCAATTCACAAAGTCCAGCAAAATCTCGGAATCACAGGAACTTCCGCAAAAGAAGCCTCTACAACGATTGAAGGTTCTGTTAATTCTGCTAAAGCCGCCTGGGAAAATTTTGAAGCCGGTGTAATCAGTGCGAACGACCTGGTTGACACATTCTGGACAGCGGCAAAGAATATCTTAAATAATCTTGGTCAAATGATCCCGCGTCTGGGAAAGACCGGAATGGATGTGGTGGAATCCTTATCCGGAAAAATCGGTGAAGCGGTTCCACAATTAAAGGGACTTACAGATAGTGTCGGAAAATTAGCAGATAAGTTAAAGAACATGAGCACGGATGAGCTCATGAATCTTGGCAAGACTGCAGCAGTTCTTGCGGGAGCTGGACCAGTGATCTCATTATTCGGATCACAGATCGGTAATGTACAGTCAGCCGTATCCGGATTCAGCGGACTTACAACTGGTGTTTTGTCTGAGCTTGGAAAGCTTCCGAAAGGATTCAAAAGTGCAACAAAATCGGCTGCAAATTTCCAGAAAGATTTTACGGGTAGCCTGAAAGGGCTCGGTAGCGCTGTTACAGGACCGTTCCAGGTACTGACTCCGAAATTGTCAGCTACTGTCGGAAAAATCGGCAAGGTCGTTTCCAGTGTTCCGGGAAAAATTGGTGGGGCAGTCGGCAAAATCGGTTCTGCAATCGCATCAAAAATCCCCAGAATTACAAGCGCGTTTTCACTACTTGGAGATACTGCCGGTTATCTGGGAGCATGGGGCGGACAGGTTGGTTCTACTTTGCAGGGAGTTCTAGGAACAGTAGCCGGCTTTATTCCGTCATTTGTAGGGTTGATGAATTTCGGTGCAGTTGCAGCCGTTGTGGTAGCCGGTCTTGGACTGGTTTACAGTCAGTTTGGTACACAGATTGACCAGATCTTGCTTCTGGCGCAGACCAAAGGACCGGAGATCATATCTAACTTTGGAGCAGGAATCACAGCAGCACTTCCGGGACTGATTTCATCAGGTGCAACCCTGATCTTGGGATTGATGAATGCAATTACGGCAAATCTACCATCGCTCATTTCCGTAGGCGCAAGCATTATAGCAACTCTGGTAAGCAGCCTGTGCGCACAACTTCCGCAGTTAATTCCGGTAGCGGTACAGATGATCCTGACTCTGGTTGAGTCGCTGATCAGTAATCTTCCGCAGTTAATAACTTCCGGATTACAGTTAATGGAAGGCTTGGCACAGGGAATTGCAAACGCGATCCCGCAGGTGGCAGCGAAAGCACCGGTTATCATCGGCAAGCTGGCATCTACGATTATCACGAATTTGCCGAAGATTGTACAAACTGGTGTGAAGATTATCACACAGCTCGCAGTCGGACTGGTTCAGGGAGTCCCGGCGTTACTTGGTAAGATTCCATCCATGATCAGCCAGATCAAAAATGCATTTACCAGTGTAAACTGGGGCAGTGTTGGTATGAATATCATTTCCGGAATTGCAAGTGGTATATCTAGTGCGGTAGGAAGCCTGATCAGCGCGGCAACATCTGTAGCAAGTAGCGCATTAGATGCAATCAAGTCAAAACTTGGTATTCATTCTCCATCGAGAGTATTCCGGGACCAGGTTGGTAAGATGATGGCTCTTGGTATGGGAATCGGATTTGAGAAGAATATTCCGGTCGGATCCATGAATGCCGGAGTACAAAAAGCAGTCCAGAGTCTGCAAAGAAGTGTGCAGCTTACAACATCCGTTAATCCGGATAAAACGGTAGGCGGAATAAAGAATAATCCGATCTTTAAGGATCAAGGATTTGATTACGACAGATTTGAACGTATCCAGAGGAAGATTGCAAAAGAAAATGGCAATAAGCCGGTATTCCTGGATACGAAACGGATAGACAGACCATTACCGAAAGGAGCAGTGCCACAGGTATGATTGTGTATTATGAAAATATGAATGGCGAAAAGCTGAATCTTTTGAAAGCTCCTTTTCGTACAACGAAGACTGACTGGTTTGATGCGGACTGGTCAGAGTCTTCGGACGGATATGAAAAAACAGTGACGATTGATGTGTTTGGAAAGCGGGAAGAATTTCAGGCGAATATGGAGCACTTATACCGGATCATTGCAGTTGATGCAGAAAATGATACCTACGGGAAGCTGTACGTGAACGGTGCGTATTTAAGATGCAAGGTATTGAAGTCAGCAAAAGAAGGATGGAAGGGGTATGTGTATTCGGAAGTGGAGATCACCTTCCAGGCTCCGGAGCTTGTATGGGTAGTAGAAGCGACAAGGCAGTTTTTTCCACAATTGGAAGAAACGGCAGCATCCGGAATCGACTTTCAGTATGACTATCCGTTTGATTTTGCCGGAGAAAAAAGAGGAATCGCAGCATGGAATGTTGATCACATCATTCCAAGCGAGTACCGGATGATCATTTACGGACCATGTGTAAATCCGAAGATTCTGATCAACGATTATCCTTATGAGTTTTTCGTGACGCTTGAAAGCAGGGAATATCTGATTATAGACAGCCAGAGAAGAACGATCCGAAGATATTTGACGAATGGAACGGTACAAAATTTATTTAATCAGAGAGCACAGAAACAAACTGTTTTCGAGAGAATACCATCCGGGCTTTTAAATATTAACTGGTCCGGGGATTATGGATTTGACCTGACCTTATTTTTGAACAGGAGGGAGCCGCCGTGGTAAAAGATGTCATTCTTGCGGATAGTGATGGAAGAGAACTGGGAGCGATTTTGGACTCAAATATCACAGTGGATACGAATGGTGAGTACGAATTTTCTGTACAGATTGCAAGGTCGAACTGGTATCCGGAGCTGACCTTTTCAAGCTATGTCTATATTACGGAGACAGAATATGGAGGCATTATCGGAGAGGTGCTGACAGATACAACGCTGGATTATGTGGAGCTGAAGGGAATCACATGGCGGGGAAGACTGCAGTATAAGGTGATCGAGCCGCCTGCCGGATCGGATTATAAAACAGTATCCGGAGAACTGAATCAGGTAATGAAAACACTGATCGAGCCGGAGTTTGATGGATTATTCAGAGTTTCATCAGAAGATACGGGTATATCTGTAAAGAATTTTCAATTTGACCGGTACTGCACATTACTGGAAGGTCTTACCAAAATGCTGAAAAGTGTTGGGTACCGCCTGCAGATCCGGTTGATCAAAGAACAGGATGAACCATGTTATATTCTGGTTGAAGCAGTTCCGATTACTGATTATTCTGCGCAGATTGAATTGTCACAGGACAGTCGAATGAATTTCACGATGGATGATAAACAAAATGGCGTAAATCATCTGGTTGTAACCGGAAAAGGGGAAATGCAGGAGAGGAACATATTCCATCTGTATGTGCAGAAAGATGGAAGCATTGGAAAGACGCAGTATTACAAAGGACTGAATGAGATCTCAGCAGTATACGAAAATACGAGCACAGAAACAGCAGAGCTGGAGAAAACGTCCGTGGAACAATTGCAGAAGCTGATGAATAAAAAGACATTTCAGATGGATGTTGCAAAGCTTGGCATCGAGGTTGGGATTGGAGATATTGTCGGTGGCCGGGATTACCTGACCGGGATGTATATGTCAAAACCAATCGAAAATATCATTTACGAGATTACGAATGATGTGGAATCAATTACTTATAAACTGGAAGGAGAAGATGAAAAATGAAAATTGTATCTGGAAGAACCGGATCACCACATGTGACTTCGCAGCAGTTTCGGCAGATGCTGGAGGGGATTATCGGGCAGGGGAGTTATATTATAACAAGCGGAGAGAATCTGAAGCCGGAACTTAGCAGTAATAATCTGCTGAAAATCCGAAGTGGGATGATGGCGCATCACGGCTGTATATCTTGCGTGGATATTGGTACTTATGATGAGGTTACACTGACAAATGGTAGTCAGGGAATGAAAAGGATTGATCTTATTGTAAATCGGTATACCAGAAATGCAGAGACAGAGGTTGAAAACTGCAGTTGGAAGGTAATCCAGGGAAAACCGGTTGCAAGTAATCCGGCAGTGCCGGCATACACTTCGGGAAATTTGCAGAATGGAGATCTTGTGGATGAATGCCCGGCTTTTGAAGTGCATTATGATGGAATCAATGTTACAGAAGTGAAGAGTTTGCTGAGTGTGGCGGATGGACTTTCTGAATTAAGTAGCAATTTATATGAAACTTATATAGATTCATCCACA